AAATCAACGAGAATGCGACAGCATCTTCCGGGAATATCGCATTCAGCGTGACGCTTGATATTTCCGCTTGGACTACCACGGATTACATCGGATTCTACTTTGACCCGTCCCTCCACACAAGCATCGACACCTTCTCCGAACGGAAAATGAATTTAAGCATTTCCCGGATTGAATTTACCAAGTAAACCTGCCCCGCAAGGGGCTTAATATCTCACGAAAGGAGAAAAATCATGGCACTTAACATCAAGGATTTTCCGGCAATCGAGGAAGAGTTCAATGCGGCAGGAAAGGATGTGGCAAAGATTCAGCGGGCGGTTGAGAAGTATACCGGCCCGGATGTCGGCACCGAGTACGATGACGAGACCGGCAAGCTGTCCATCGTGCCGGGCTGGCACGCAGACGCAGACGGCTTTGTGGTGAGAGACTGACAACGGCAGGGCGGGGGAGAAATCCCCTGCCCTTTCTTTTCGTGAGGGGAGACATTTATGGATTGCGCAAGAAACATCATCACCGCCAACTTCAGCGGCGGCGGCACATCGGCGACCACCGCCCCGCTGTGGCAGTGGGATTACGGGCAGGCGCTGTGCATCACTGGCATCGAAGACCTCCCGGCGGCATTTGAGGTGCATTTTTCCACCAACAGGACGGGCGGCGTGTCCACCACGGCTGTGGGCGCTGACGGTCAGGTGACCATCCCCAATGTCCTGCTGACCATCGGGAAAAACCTCAATGCGTGGATTTATCTCAGCGACAGCGAGGGTGAGGGCGAGACAGAATACAGCATACTCATCCCGGTCAAAGCCCGTCCTATGCCGGAGACCTACGATGCGGAAGTCTCGGGAGAGTTTGACGATGTGGTGCGTCAGGTCAGCGAGTACGCTGAGACTGCACAGGCGGCGGCAGACAATGCCGGGGCGAGCGCATCTGCGGCGGAAGCATCAGCGTCTGAAGCGGCGGCGAGTGCCACGGCGGCAGAGGCGGCAAAGACTGCGGCTGAGACCGCACAGGGCAAAGCAGAGGACGCACAGGCGGCGGCTGAGACTGCGGCGCAGACGGCAACCGAAAAGGCACAGCAGACCGCTCAGGATGCGGCTCAGGCGGCGCAGAGTAAAGCAGACGCAGAATCTGCCGCACAGAGTGCCGAAGCGGCTCAGACGGGCGCAGAGAGCGCCAAAACGGATGCAGAAACGGCGGCGCAGGGTGCGGCAGACAGCGCATCTGCGGCAAGCGCAAGCGCCACCAGTGCAGGACAGGCGGCGAGTGCGGCGGCTCAGTCCGCAACGGAGGCGGCTCAGAGTGCGGCAAGCATCGAGGGGGATGTGCAGATAGCATCCCAAAAGGCGGCTGAAGCACAGACGGCGGCGGGGCAGGCTGTAGCCGCAAAGGACGCCGCTGTAACCGCACAGACAGCCGCTGAGACGGCGGCAAGCACAGCGGCGGCAAATGCTACCACAGCGTCCACAAAGGCGGCAGAAGCGGCGCAGAGTGCATCAAGTGCGGCACAGAGCAAGACCGATGCGGAAGCGGCGGCTACCCGGGCTGAACAGGCGGCGGCAAGCCTGACCGTGGACAGTGCGTTGTCTGATACCTCGGTCAACCCGGTACAGAACAAGGTTGTCACTGGGGCGATTACTGACGTAAAGAGCGCTATTGATGCGTTAAAAATCACGGACACGGCAAGCGGTGCAATCGCCAGTTTCCCGGACGGTGCGGCAATGCCTGTTGAGTCCCTGACTGTGGAGATGAATCCGATTCAGGACTTGCACGGTTATGACTCACCGTGGCCGGCGGGGGGGGGGAAGAACGTGCTTCCCTATTACGATGCAGATATTACGCAGAACGGCATAACTTTGAAAGTCAATAGCGACTATTCTGTCACGCTGAACGGCACTGCAACTGCTACAATGACCTTTAATGCCCCGGTAGGTGATTTCGAATGGGACGGCGAAACGCCATACTGGATAAGCGGGTGTCCTACTGGCGGCAATTATAATGCGGGTTATTCCCTGCGTATTGATGGCGTAAACCATGCATACAGTCTCCCGGATATTGGCAATGGTGCGAAACTTCAGCAATATAATTCTGGGTCTGCGGCACTTTCCGGGACAAAGTTGTTTTTCTGCATCGTCATCCGAAGCGGTACGGTCTGCTCCAACCTGACATTCAAACCGATACTTAATGCTGGGTCTTCAGCGGAACCGTTCCAGCCCTACGAAAACATCTGCCCCATCACCGGACGGGACAGTGTGACGGTGACGAGGAGCGGAAAAAATATCTTCCCGCTTGAAATCGACATAAACGACAGCATTTACAGCCACAGCTATCCTATTGCAAATTATTCCGTACTGACAGAATTTTTGCATAACCTTATGCGGCTGAAAGGTCAGACTGTTACGTTGAGCGCAAAGACAACGGGGACAGCATCAGGGGCGGCTATCGGACAGTTACGGCTGTCGTCTGGTGGCACGCTGATTCAGTCTTTCAACCCCGGAACGCCTGTCGCAGTTGCTGACAAGGACTTCACATCCGCTACTCATATGATTATTTACGGCTCCACTAGCGGAGCAACCATCAAAGATATGCAGATAGAACTCGGCTCTACCGCATCCGACTACGAACCTTACGATGCCACATCCGTCACCGTCCAACTCGGACAGACGGTCTACGGGGGGAATGCTGAGATTATCAGCGGTCAGGGAGAGAGTGACTATGCCATTGCGACCTTCACGGGAGCGGCATCGGAAGCATGGTCACTATATCAGACCTACCCGCATCACTTCCAGATTAACGTATCTCCGGGCAATGCGAAAAACAATGGTGTGGAAATCAATGCAATCAGCAATGCCTATCCTGGCAGGGCTGGAATGTCAAACAATACCAGTGGAGTGTTGTATGGGGTATTTTCTGCCGATGGAAACCGTATTCGAATCAAGGATGTTGATTGCTCAACTGTTGAGGAGTTTAAGGCGAAGTTGCAGAGCATTCCCGGCGGATTGCAGGTATGCTATGTCCTTGCCACCCCTCAGACACTCACCCTCACCCCGGCACAGCTGTCCACGCTGAAGGGTCAGAACAACGTGTGGTCGGATGGGGATTCCGTGGATGTCACCTACATCGCAGACCAGAAGCTGTATATCGACAAGAAAATCACCGCCGCCGTTGCGGCATTGGCATAAGGAGGACTATCATGAGCATTTTTGACATCTACAAGACCGCAATCGAAACCGGCGACTACAGCGTGACCGCTATGACCGAGCGCATCGAGACGGTCTACGCTTGCGGCAAGATTACCAAAGAGGAAAGAGCGGAGTTACTGTCCATGACCACCGACAAGGGCGACCATCTCAGCACGGATGAGGTCATGGCACGGCTTGCGGACATTGAATCCCGGCTGTCCGTCATCGAGAACAGCGGCGTGAAGGTATGGGTCAAGGGCATGGTCACGGCGAAGGGTCAGACGGTGCTTTACGATGCGCTGAAGACCGGGACGATGCAGTATTGCCGCTATGACGGCGGCAGGGAATCCACCACGCTGAAGCCCTGTCAGATTGTGGGGTGGGTCATTCTTGACGGCATTGGCGGCAGGATCACTCACAAGACGGTCAAGACGGATGATGGCGTTGTGATTCAGACGGTTGAGGAAGTCCCGGCTGAGTAAGCAATGGGAGTAAGAAAGTGAGGGGACGTTATGGCAAAATGGGGATATAAATTCATCATGGATGATGACGCCGATTTCGGTGAGAGGGAAGTCCTTGAATGTAGTAACTGCGGTTACATGGACGAGAACTGTAAATTTTTAGAAGAGTGCCCCGAATGCCACAGCATCATGGAAAACGGCAAACCATGCAATGCAGATTCCTAACGCAAAGGATTCTTAAATGCCGTAGGTAATTAAAGGCACAAAAAAACAGCCTTTCGGCTGTGTAGGTGGGGTGGATTCCAACCACCATCATGTGTGTACGACATCCATTTTCAGTAAGTCCGTTTTACCGGGATACCCGGCAGAGCATAGACCTTGCAATTAGTCTGACCACCTATAAACAGTTTAATACGAATGACAGAAAAAGCAAGTGATTTCGGAGTTTAGAGGAGACTTGCGGAGAATCCCACAACGATGATAAAATCCCTATAAAGGGGGCGACGAAATGATTATCAGAGTCCATGTTGTTACTGCATCAAATCAAATTGATGTGCATCGTTGTGCTTATGAATCTGTCGAAGAGATGTATGCCAAAGAAGAATTTGACGGCAATACTGTGCTTGAATACTGGACTGACGAAAGCACTTAAAGGACACTATTCATGAGTAAGAGAGGGACATCCCGCCGAGCCAAAGCCCTAATGCGAGGCTGTAAATATCGCATGGAGCGGGATAAGTGCAGACTGTTGGAAGACGGCTTGGTCTGCCAAAACTATCAACACGGGGAGCGGGTGACCGCTTCCCTTTTTCATGACCAAAAAGGTGGGGGCGGTATGGAAGAAATCATCTCATTTCTGCAAGCGCACTGGACGGAATGGCTTTTCACCGCCGCTCTTGCGGTGCTTTCGTGGGCTTTCCGTGGGGTGCGGGCACAGCTACAGGAAGAACATGACCGCAATGAAGCTATCGCCGCAGGGGTACAATCCTTACTGCGGGAAAGCATTGTCAACGGATACAACCGATACAGCGACAAGGGCTTCTGCCCGATTTATGCGAAGGAAAGCATAAAGCGGGTATACGCCTCATATCATGACCTCGGTGGCAATGATGTCGCTACGGAACTGTATCAAAAATTGCTGAAGATGCCCGAAAACCGGGAAGAAGGGAGCGAGAAATGAGCAATAAAGTGTATGACATCCTGAAGTGGGTCGGTTTGATTGCCTGCCCTGCCGTGGCGTGGTTTATCAGCGTCATTGCGCCTGTTTGGGGCATCCCGAACGCAGATGCTGTTATCACCACCATCAACGCCGCAGGAACGCTTCTCGGCGTGCTTATCGGGGCTTCTACGATTGACTACAATCGCAAGCGGCTTGACGGCAAGGGGGATTGCTGATGCAGGAGCGTGACATTACAATCTGCGGGCACGGGAGCAACGTGCCGTCACTTAAAAATCTGTATGAGTACAACGCCCTGCGGTACAAAAGCAAGATGACCAACGGGGAGCGGAAACAGCTTCTGAAGGTGCGGCGGCTGAATGGCTTCGACAAGGTGCATCAGGATACTTTCCGCAGGTGGTATAAAACCATCCTCGGAAGGAATAGCTATAATCAAGACCTTCGGCAATTCGTGTATGTGCCGAAAGACGGCAGGTACTATTCTGATTGCAGTTCGTCCGGGTGCGCAACGTATCAGAAATGCGGCTTCGACATCCCCTTGCTGAATACCGCCCTGATGCTGAACAGCGACCTTTTCTATGACCTGCCCGTTATCATAAAGGACGGGCATATCCTCAACCCGGAAATCCTGCGCCCGGGGGATGCCCTGCTGTATGCGGGCAATATCCACCGTGAGGGACAGCGTTATGTGGGGCACGTGGAGTATATCTACGAAGTCCCGGTAAATGCGTTTGATGGGTGGAAGGCCGTGCGGGAATCATGGTTCTACTACGAGGACGGCGAACCCGTTTGTAATGCGTGGCGGTACATCTCTGAGCGGTGGTATGTGTTTGCAGGTGACGGCAGGATGGTCGCTGACGAGTGGTTCCGGGATTCTACCGGGCTTTGGTATTTCATGGGCAAGGACGGTGGGATGCTTGCGGGACAATGGCTTTTCCGCAACGGAAAATCCTATTACCTTACCAAAGACGGACACTGTGCCGTGAATTGCTATGTCAAGGACGAGCGGCAGATTCAGCCCGGTGTATCCATGTACTATTGGGTCAATGACCTCGGAGAGTGGGAACCCCGGTGGGATACCACAACGCCTGACCTCAAAAAATACAAACTCGCTGATGCAGAACAGGCATGATAAAAGCCCCGTGGGAGAAATCCTGCGGGGCTGTTTTTTTGTGGTATAATATCAGCGGGTAACTCAGACCCACATTAGCGGATACCCGCAGAGCGGGTCAGCCCTTCCGTGCGCCATCACGGGGGGCTGTTTTTTTGTGCGCTGAAAGCCCCTGCGGGCTGTCTGCCGGGTTTTAGCACCGTCAGCGGGGGTTTTATTACCTACAGGGCAAAAATGGCTTAAAACGGCGCAGTGGCGGTCAAAAACTTTTTCCGGGAAATTGTAAAAAGGGTATTGACTATTGGGTATTAATGATGTACTATATAGGCGTAGGGGAGAGGGACGAAAATAAAAGACCTGATGAGACCCACTGGCAATAAGCAGGAAAAGCGGCAAGCCGTGAAACAAGGGTAAAACCAGTAACGAAAGCAAACGACTACCGCAAGACGCCCCCTACAAAAACAGAAACCCGAAACCAACGCCACCGAAAGGAAAAGCAAATGACCGAACTGGAAAGAAAAATCATCGGGGTCGCAAACAGTGTCCCGAAAACACACGGTGAGTACAGGATAATCTCGGAACTGTTTATCGGGATTGCGAAGGTCATGGGATATAAAACCGTCACGGTGGTAGGCGGGTATACGCATATCAGCAACCCGGATGACCATAAAAAGGTTGTAAGAATCATTGACGGGATGGAAAAAAGGGGAATCATCAAGCTGAGCAAAAGCAAAATGGCATACAGGGTTTTATAATACCAACTAACCCGACCGGGGGCGGGTAAAGTCCCCCGGAGAAAGAAAGGGGCAGACATGAGATTTGACCACACAAACGGAAAGCGACCGAGATACGTTATCGGCGTACACTACACTATGACAGATGACCACATCTATCACCACTATTACAGGAACGCTCTTGCAGAATTTGAGCATATCAAGGCGCAGGAGCGGAACGTAGTAATTAGCCTGTATGACATGGTCAAGGATGAGCGCAAGCTGTACTTTGACGGCAGAAAGGTGCAGACATGAGTGCAGAAGACTACCGGGCAGAACTGGAATTGCAGTACAGCGTGACCGAACTGGAAGCTAGGCAGGAATCCGGGGGATAAAACCCCCGGATATTTTTTTGACTTTTTCGGAAAAGGTATTGACTATTGGTAACTAATGAATATAATGGTATATGTAAGGTACAGTTAAGCAATACGAAAGGGGTAGGAAATGATTAAGGAAATCGTGAAGGAAATCGAGAACTTCGGCGAGTGCTTTATCGGAACGGCTGAGGCGCAGGGGCTAAAGGTTTTCAAGAGATACGAAAAGGTGAGACGGGCTTACGAAAAGGGACACCCCGGAGCGGCACTGGCGTATAACTCCGAAACCGGGATTTGTTGGGAAGTCTAACCGAATAACCCGAGCCGGGGCGGGAAATCCCCGGCAGAAAGGGGCAGACAATGAAAGGAATGAACGCAAAAGAGGTACTGGAGCAGGTTATCGAGATGATTGCCGAGGGCGAGGAATACAACGCACAGAACAAGCGGAATAGGCGGTGGAGAATCTACTGTGTGTGCGACAGCCTGAGCATCTTCGACTGGTGGAACGAGTACCTGTCCGTCAGCCAGTTGAAGCAGATGCGGAAGTTTTTGGAAACCGCTATCACGATGGGATATACCGGGTATGTGTGCTTCAAGGTCGGAGCGGCTGGGTGTTCCAACGGTATGTGGGCGCACAAGCAGGAAAGCGAGGACGGGTACAGCCCGGACGGCGAGTGCCTGTATCACAGCTTTGTCAACGGGGCGAATGATTGGGATGTTGAGTTCGCAGACGGAACGTGGTTACATGACCGGGACGGCAGATGCAACCACAGCTTGAAGGAAGTGAAAGCCGCCCTGATTGCATGACAGATTCCCCGGGGGAATCCGGGGAATATTTTTTCCCAAAATCAGTAAAAATGGGTTGATTATTGGTAACTAATGAGTATAATAGACAGTGTAGGGGGCAGACAACAGCACATACAGAAAGGGGCAAAAAATGAAGTTCAACATCACCATGAAGCAGTTCACCGATATGGAGCATAAAGACCGTGTAGCACTTATCAAGAAAGGCTTCGGGCTGAAGCGGCTGAGAGTTACGGGCGGCGGGATTACCTGCAATATCGGCGGGTGGTGGTCAATCATCTCGGATTGCGGGGGCAGAATTCGCTTCGTAAAGGACACCGACGGGAAGCTGATTGTGCAGGTATGGAACTTTGAAACCGGGAAGTGGCAGGAGAACTTCGAGAACTTCTAAAAACATAGCCGAGCCGGGGCGGCGAATCCCCGGCAGAAAGGGGCAGATAATGGCAAAGAATATCGAGGGCATTACCGAGAAACTGGAAACCGGGCTGAAGAACCTGCTTGATTCTGAGAACTGGAAACAGTACCTTAAAACCCTCTCCCGGTTCCATCAGTACAGCTTCAACAACTGCATCTTGATTAAGATGCAGTACCCGGAAGCAAGCCGGGTGGCGGGCTACAAAACATGGCAGAGCATGGGGCGGCAGGTGCGGAAGGGCGAGAAAGCAATCAGCATCCTCGCACCGTGCCCGCACAAGAAGACCATCGAGGTTGAGAAGGAAGACGGAACCGTTGAAATCAAGGCGGTCAGCTTCACCACTTACCGGGCGGTCAACGTGTTTGACATCTCACAGACGGACGGGAAGGAACTGCCTACCGTGTGCAACACCCTGACCGGGGATGTGGACGGATACGAGCGGCTTCGCAAGGTGCTTGCAGGGGTTGCATCTGTCCCGGTTGAGGACGAGGACATTACTGGCGGGGCGCATGGATATTACAGCCCGGCAGATAAGCGCATCGCAATCAAACGTGGCATGAGCGAAGCGCAGACCATCAAGACCACCGTTCACGAGATTGCTCACAGCCTGATGCACGGCAACGACAGTGACCGGGAACAGGCTGAGGTTGAAGCCGAATCCGTTGCATACACGGTTTGCCAGTACCTCGGAATCGACAGTGGGGACTACAGCTTCGGATACCTTGCCGGGTGGTCTGACGGCAATATGGATTCGCTGAAGAAAAGCCTTGCGGAGATTCAGAAGACGGCGCACACCATCATCGAGGGAATCGAGAAGGGGCTTGCGGCTTAATGCCGCACCCCTGTCCGGGGAAAAAGATTTTCGGGAAATTTCAAAAAACCTATTGACTATTGGGTATTAATGAGTATAATAGGCAGTGTAAGGGGTACACAAAAACAACAGCACGAAAGGGGCAGAAAATGACAAGAGCAGAAAAAGCAAGGCTGTGGAGAGAAACTTATAACACCGCAGAGAAGATGTACAGACGGCACGGGTATCAGAAGACAAGAGAATGGCTGTGGACGGTTCCGGGGATTTCGGTAAGCGATGCACGGTGGATGCTTGAGGAAATCGCAGAAGACGCACGGTGATAAGGAACAGCCGGGGGCGATAAGCCCCCGGGCATATATCAAGAAGTGAAAGGCATCCGGGGGAACCGGGGGAAGGGGCAGAAAATGAAGTACACAATCATCGTAGACGAGTATCAGGCAATGGAAGACCGCTTCGCAGTAGGGGACAAGGTGCTTGTCCTGCTGAAAGAAGATTTCAACAGCGGCGAAGAGTGGTACACCCTCAACAAGACCTACGCAGAAATCGGGTATCCGGGGAACATCGACCACAACGAGTTCCGCTTCCACGGATGGAGAGGAACCACCAACAACATCGCAGTAACGGCTTGCGGTGTGTACGAAATCAAGAAGGTGCAGGAACTGGAAGACTACCGGGTGAAAGTCACCCTCGGGCGCAAGGACTGGAAGAAGGGGGAAGAATAATGTACTTTGACGGATACGGAAAACTGGAATGGCTTGAACCGAAGGAATACTACGCCGTCGCATGGAAGTACCTGCGGAGCGCAGAAGGGGAAGACGGGGAACTGTACGACATCGTTATCATGGGGGATTATCCCTGCGAATTGAGATACACCACCATTTGAAAGGGGGCAAGATATGGAATACAGATACGGGATGCGGCTCCGTGGGTTTTCCCCCGGGTGTCAGCCGAGAGGGGTTGTCCGGGTTGAGGACGGCGGCAAGAAATATTATGACATCCTTGTGTATAACCGCCCGCTGACGGCGTGGGAATTGGAAGACTACGAACTGGATGATTTAAACCCGGCAATGTCCCGGGTGCTGAACATCATCATCACCAAAGCGGCAGGGACAGCCGGGAAAGGGTCATACGCCTGTAAGACCACCATACCGAGCGCATGGGCGTGGGATATGGGATTCAGCCCGGATAACAGGGCGGCTGTGTTTGAGTATGACCCGGTGAAAAAGGTTATCACCATCAGAAAGCAGGGGTAAAGCCCCTGCTTTTGTGTCAAAAGATGTAATTATGAACGAATTGTAAAAACCCGTGGGTTTTTTAAAAACCCGTGGGTTTTTTGGGTTTTTTCTATGCCCCGAAAATGACGTAAATTACACAGTTAGAATTGCACGATAGAAAATGGCAAAAATCATGTAAATAAAGGGAAAATCGGCGTACAAATGCCAACAGATTTGCACAGACTGACAATGCGAAAACCCGTGGGTTTTTGGGTTTTTAAGGGGGTAGGGGGTATACATATATATATTATATATATAATATATAGCTATTAAGAAAAACCTTAAAATACATAATACCTAAAGCTAGAGATAAAATATAGCTATATAGATAAAGGGGCAGATATGGCAAATGTGCAGAAATTACCTTCGGGGAATTACAGAATCAGGAAAACGTATCGGGGCAAGGTGTATTCGCTGACCGTGCCGTACAAGCCCCGCAAAGCTGAAGCAGAACAGTTGATAGCCGAATTGATAGGCAATGCGCCGCCGCCGTCCACGGAAACCCTCGGGGACTGTTGCAGGGCGTATCTTGACCTCAAAAGTAATGTCCTCAGCCCGTCCACCCTGCGGGCGTACCGCTCATATCTCAGGAATACCCCTGCAAGGCTTCAGAACGCCCGTATAACGGCTTTAACGCCCTTAGCCATACAAACATACATAAACACCGAAGCGGGGCTTAAATCGGCGAAGACGGTGCGTAACGAGTGGGCTTTCCTGTCGGCTGTTATCAGGCAATACACCGGGCAGGTCTTCCGGGTCACGTTGCCCCAACGGAAAAAACCTGAGTTCTTCGTCCCTGAAGATGGGGATGTAAAAAGAATCCTGCAATACATCCGGGGGTCGGAGTACGAGGTGGCAATCTACCTTGCGGCGTTGGGATTGCGGCGGTCGGAGATACTGGCGCTGACCCCTGCTGACCTTTCCCCTGATGATATGTTGAACATCAATAAGGCGGCTGTGCAGGACAGCGAACAGAGATGGATTATCAAGCCCCCGAAGACTACTGGAAGCACCCGGGTCATACCGATACCGCACTACGTTGCGGAGCGCATCCGGGAACAGGGGTACGTTTACCGTGGACAGCATCAGGGTATTACGGGGTATCTTGCACGGGTCGAGCGGGAGTTGGATATAGAGCATTTCACCCTGCATAAATTGCGGCATTACTTCGCAAGTCAGGCGGCGGCAATGGGAATCAGTGATGCGATGATTCAGCGGCTCGGCGGGTGGCAAAGCCCGTCAATCATGAAGCGGGTTTATACCCACGCACAAGAAAGCAAACTGCGGGAAGAATCCCGGAAGATGGCTGACCATATCATGACAGATTTCGTGTCAGATGATAGCCGCCAAAAATGACACGCAAGCCGCCAAAACTGACCGGGCGGCGGGAGAAGGGAAAGAAAAACCCTGCTGAAATCAAGGGATATTCAGCAGGACGTTTCCTTTGTGTTGAGCATAAAAAAGCGGAGTGGATGGGATTCGAACCCGTCCGAAAAAACCGGGAAACCCGCATAGATACAGGGTTTCTGAAATGCCGTGTCAGATTCCGTGTCAAAAAACTACAGTTTCCCCCTCAATTCAACCACCCTGCCAACGATTATGACGGGAAGGTTTTTTATTTCTTCTTCGGTGTACACAAGCGGCTCATACGCCGGGTTTATGCTGATGAGGGATATTCCCCCGGCAAAGCGCTTAAAGCGCTTACAACAGCCCTCAGAGCCGTTTACAAGGGCGATAACGATGTCCCCGCTGTCCGCATCATCCTGCCGCCTGACAATGACCGTGTCCCCGTTGAGGATGCGGGGCGACATGGAATCCCCTTTGATGCGTAAGCCGAAGTATTCCCCGGAGCGGGCAAGGGTTGCAGGGATATCCTCAAAATCCACGATTTCCTCAACAGCGTCAAACGGTATCCCGGCGGCGACTCTGCCGAGAACCGGGATGCGGCAGGTTTCGGCGCTGACCTGTTTAACCCGGGTGCGGTCATTGGAACGCCCGAGAAGATAATCAGTGCTGACCATGAAAAGGTCTGCAAGGCGTTGGCATAAATCGACAGGGGGCATTTTCCCGGTTCGCTCATAGTATGAGATATTCTGTTTTGTGGTTCCGAGGTACTGCGCTAATTCTAGCTGTGTGCGCCCGGTTTCGATTCTGAGTTCCTTAATGCGATTCATGGTGTGCCCCCTTTCTGTGAGAATGGTAAAATGGCTATTTACATTATAATGCTTGAAAAGGTCATAGTTCTGATTCTGAGGTAAAAATAATTTTCCCCAAAAATGTAAAAAGGGTATTTACTTTTCGGAAGGACGGATTTATAATATTACCTGTAGCGGGGAGATAGCACGAAAGGGGGTACAGAATAACGGGATACAAGGAAAAAGGTAAGCGCTTATCTCTACAGTCTTACAGAACAGCCCTGCGGTATGGAGTGACGAGATACGGGGAAATGGGCGAACGGCTTGTAAAACTGCGGGGAAAGCGCAAGGCAAGGCGTGTTGCCGATGAAATGGGAATCAGCAGACAGTCATTGTGGCTATACGAAACCGGGCGGCTAATGCCACGGGAAAATATCAAGAAACTGATTGCCGATTATTACGGGGTATCAATCCCCGCATTGTTTTACGGCGAAGGTAAAATGTGATGCGACCGGACAAGGTAATAACCCGTATGATTCGGGTAAAACTTGCGGCGGCAGAACAAACGCAAGAATGGCTTGCGAAGCGGCTTGGCATTTCGGACAGAACCTTCAGCCGCAGGAATCGGGATGGTCAATGGACTTTCCCGCAGTTGCAAAAGCTGTTCCGGGAACTGGATTTCACGGAGCAGGAAATATTACAGACCTTGAAAGGGGGCAGACATGAGATTTGACGATTTGATTATGTGGCATCCGTACCCGGCAGAGAAACCTGCCCGGAACAGCACGTATTTAGTATCCATTCGGGCAAGTGAGAAGGGATTCAGTGATTACATCCGCTACGACATGATGTATTCACCAAAGTACGACAGGTGGAATTTCTCAGACCTGTTAAATCCCGAGGAAATCCCGGAAGACAGCTTTACGAGCAGGGTCACGGCGTGGGCAGAAATGCCGCAGGTGAAACCGTATGCGGGTTGAAGCATTGTGGATAATCACCCGGGCGGCAATCGCCGCAGGGATGACCGCAGTAATGCTTTTTCACTGGCAGGTCACGGAAGCAAATGCAACCGTCACGGTCGCCCCGGTACACGGGGAAATCCTTTTTGCCGAGCCCGTACCTTCCGGGAGATGGGAAAGCGTGGGAACGTACAGAATCACCCACTATTGCCCCTGCAAGCGGTGCAACGGCAGGAACGCCGGGAAGACCGCAAGCGGGGCGGCAATGACACCCGGAATGACGGCGGCGGCGAAGGGATACCCGTTCGGAACAAAACTGAGAATTAACGGTCAGACCTACACGGTCGAAGACCGGGGCGTACCTGCAAGATGCGTTGACATCCTTGTGGAAACCCACGAGGAAGCGCTTCGGCGGGGGATGTATTACACCGAGGTTTTTGTATGGAGAGAGGGGGCAGAATGAACGCATTACTGTTTTGCGGGGTGCTGATGTGCCTTGCGCTGAATCTTTTTAACGGGCGGGTGCGCTGATATGGGCGGGCTGACTGAAGAGCAGAAACTGGAGAACATAAAATGCGAGTGGGTGAATATCTGCTTGCAGGTTCGACAGGGTATGCGGAGACGGGGTATTGAGACAATCCCGCTGACCCGCAAATGGGATGATTTTGAACAGAAAAATACCGCCGAAGTCGGGGCAGACTTAAACACGGCGGTATCGAAAGGGTAAGGGGCAGACACCCCTCACCCGTAGAATACCACAGAAAAAGGGGATATGCAAATCATGATGCACTACGGAAGTTATCACACGGAAGACCCGGTGGCAGATGCCGACCGTTACTATGATGATTTAGAAAGCACCTACCCGGAGCAGGGCGAAACGGAATATGCGGTTGATATGAATTTCCGCATTTGCGTCTACGTTAAGGCGCATGACCGGGACGAAGCAGATGATAAGGCGTATGACCTTATTGAGTCCCTGCTTCAGCATAAAGACCTCGCTGTATCTGAGAAACTTGAGACCACGGACATCGAAAGGGCGTGACCATGAATATTTTCGAAAAAATGAGCGCCGTCACCAACGAAATCACGGCGGTTGCAAAGAATCTGAATGTGGGGTACGGGAGGTCAAGCTATAAGGCTGTAGGCGAGGCAGATGTCCTCGCCGCAGTAAAGCCCGCAGAAGCGAAGTACAAGATTTACTCGTATCCGTATGACCGGGAAATCGTGGAAAGCGGGGTGCTGACCTCTATCAAGCAGGACGGCACTGAAAGCCGTCAGAACTTCCTGCGGGTGCGCACGGTATACCGCTTTGTGGATATGGAGAAAATCGGGGATTTTGTGGACATCGTTACTTATGGCGATGGTATCGACCCCGGAGACAAAGCCCCCGGAAAGGCGATGACATACGGCGATAAATACGCCCTGCTGAAAGCCTACAAGATTATCACCGGGGATGACCCCGACCAGTATGCTTCTGAACCGCTGAAGGGCAAGGAAGCAAAGACCCCGGAACAGCGGGCAGAAGCGGCGTACCCTTCCCGGGACGAAATGGTGGCGGCGTGTGAGCGGTACTTCAAGGGGGAGAACCTGAAAGCCCTGCTCGACTACTACAAGGTCAGCGCCATTAAGTACCTCAAAAACGCACAGCTTATGGTCGCATACAACAAGGCGGCGGGGGGCGGTCAGTGAAAAGCATCGGGAAAATAAAAGCGCTTTTCCGGGATTCAGAAACCGGGAGGTATATCTTGCAGGTTGAATCTGATTCCCGGCTGACCGTTGGATACGAGGAATTGAAAAACGAGCGGGTTGACATCATCATTCGTAAGCACCGTGACAAGCGGTCGCTTGACCAAAATGCCCTCTATTGGGCGTATGTGGTGGCACTGGCAAAGAATATCGGACGGTCAAATGCTTATGTCCACAACTTGATGCTCGGGCGGTATGGAGTGCCGTACTACTACGGGGATAGGGTGGCGATGGTGGTTCTGCCTGATGGCGACCCGGAAATCATGGAAAGCGAGAGTTTCCACGTTCGCCCGACAAGCGATGTCCGGGAAGGGAAGGACGGCAAGCAGTACAGAACGTATATCGTCATGCGGGGGTCAAGCACCTACAACAGCACGGAGTTTTCCCGGCTTGTGGATGGAATCGAAAGCGAGGTGAAAAATCTTGGCATCAGGCTTGAAGAGCATTTTTACAGATGACCTCGACCATTGCATCATCTGCGGCAGACCCGCAGAGCGGCATCACATCTTCGGCAAGTTCAGCAGGAAGAAAAGCGAAGAAGACGGCTTAATCCTTCCGCTGTGCCCGGAGCATCACACGGAAGGGAAGAACGCCGTGCATCTGAATTACGATATGCGCCGCCTGACCTATATTCTCGGTCAGTATGCGTGGGAAAGTCAGTATGACGGTATTGCCCCGAAGGGCGTTGCGAGAGACCTTTTCCGGGAACGGTACGGGAAGTCCTATCTGTAACCTGCGGGAAGCACCCGCTTAACCATCTGCCGTGCTGAAGGGAAATGTGTCACGACATCTACTGAAAAGGCATGGTCAAGTCCCCCCCGGCGTATAACCGGGGGGGAGAAGGGGGAACTGTGGTTCAGAAATTCGTAGTACCGGGGAACCTGCCGGGGCTGAACCTGCTGATAGCCGCAAACCGGGCGAACAGATACAAGGGCGCAAAGCTGAAGCGGGATGCGGATATGCAGGTAATTGCCGCAATCAGGAAATGCAACATCGGGCGGGTCAGGAATTACCCGGTAGAGGTGCGGATATGGTTTTACGAAAAAGACCACCGCAGGGATATTGACAATGTATACAGCGGCGGGAAGTACGTTCTCGATGCGTTGCAGGAATCGGGAATATTGCAGGGTGACGGGCAGAAATATGTTGACCGTCTGAGGTACGGGCATCACACCGACCCGGTACGCCCGAGAATCGAGGTGGAAATCGTTGAACCTGATTGAACTGATACCGCAGGGTGTACCGATTACCCGTCAGCGGCTATGTGAAATCACCGGGATGACGGACAGGCAGGTACGAAAGGAAATCCATTTTTTGCGGCGAGACTACTGCATCCTCAATATGCAGGACGGTGTTGGATATTACCGACCGTCCGAGGAAGACCGGGGGCAGGTCGAAGCATATCTGAAGCAGGAAGCAAGCCGGGCGAAGAGCATTTTTTGGGCACAGAAAGGGGCAAGGCAATGGCTGAGGGAAAGGACAGGGGAACAGTGACCCTGCTGACCGAAGCGTGGGAAGACTGGCAGACATTGACCCTCGAAAAGCGGGGGCTGTTGATAACCGCAATCATGCTGTATCAGCGGGGGGAAGACCTGCCGCAGATGGATGCTGAGACAATGGCTGTATTCAGACCGATTCGCAGACAGCTTGATGCGGAGTACGAAAAACACCTGCGTCATATTGAAACACAGCGGGAGAACGGAAGGAAAGGCGGCAGACCCAAGAAAGCGTCTACAAGCCTCTCAGAGCCGAAAAAACCCGCTAGGGTAGAAATACCCGATGACACCCCGAAAAAGCCCGCAGAACGGCTTATGGCGGTTGTAGACGGTGGATTTGAAGCATGGTGGAAAGAGTACCCGAAGAAGGTAGGCAAGGGCGATGCCCGTAGGTCATGGGGAAAGATTAAGCCCGGAAAAGCCTTGCAGGAAGCCATGCTGAAAACCCTGCGGGCGGCGAAGGAATCTGACCAGTGGAAAGCGGACGGCGGCAAGTACATCCCGAACCCGTCAACGTGGCTGAATCAGGAACGGTGGACGGATGATGTAAGCACCTATACCCGCAGGGCGGTCAGGCAGACATCTTTTCACAACGTAGAAAGCCGCCCGGACGATGATATTGAAGCATGGGCTTTACGGAAACAACTTGCAGAATTGGGGGCGCAATGAGCAGACGGCAGATAAAAAGGCTGATACAGCGCAAGGCGGCGAAGACTGGCACGGCGGCGCTGTTCGCAAAGGTTGACACGGTGAGCAAGGAAACGGAAAAGACCATGCTTGCCGAACAGAAGGAATACGCAAGGGAAATTTCAGCCCTGATGATGGCTGTTCCCACCCGGGTTCTAGTAATGGATATGAACTGGCTCCCGTTGGAAGGGGGCGAGAATGACAAAAAGCGTAAGCTGATGCAGTTCGCACGGCACCTGATGGACGAAATAGAAAGGGTGAACGCCGATGAAAAATTCAGCATCGACAGGTATGTCGAGCAGGTCTACCGGGAAACCGGGGTCAGCTATAAATACGGGAAAACAGATTGATTTTTTTGAGTGGATGCCAGAAGCGTGCCCGGTTGAGAAGCGGGAAGGGCTAGGGGATTTTTCGCAGTACATGAATCCCCCGGAAGATGGTGGAGCATGAACAGAAAACAGCATTTAGACCGCCTAGCGGCGTTTTTCCGGGACTTTGTGGCATTGATTGAAGAAATACCTGCCGACAAAAGAGACGGCGTTAAATCGCAATTCTGCGCCGCTATGGGCGACTATTTAAAGGCGATGGAAGGGGGACACAGTGAGACAGACGGGTTATACGGATGCGGAACTGGCAAGGACTGAATACGTGTTTTCACATCGGGAAATCAAGGACATCGGGATGCTCCGGGCTTTGCGGAAAGCGGGATGGAGCATGGAAAAACTTGGGCTTGAATTTCACTGTACAGCGGAGCGGGTTGCAGAGGTTATGCGCAAGGAAGGAATCGCATGACGTTACTGGAAGACGGAACGCTCGTGGTAGAAACTGCGGAGCAGATAGAGAAAATCAAACGGGTAATTATCCTGCAAGATGGAACGCATTACTGCGGGGTGTATTACCCTGAACAGGGGGAAGAATGACAGGAAGTGTTATCGGTGTAGTGTTAGGTGGTTCGCTCGGGTTTATAGCGGGGTTTTTAGTGGGCTATGTAACCGGGGCAGAAAGGGGAGAATGATGTATCTGCTTAATAATATCGAGGCGGCTGAGGAACTGGAAAGGATAGCGGCGGTATGCAAGACCACGAAACTTTCCGTTGCCTGCATGATGGGCGCAAATGCCCTGCGGCTTGAAATGATGGAACGGGCGAAACCAGATTGTGCGAACTGCCGCCATTCCGAAAGACCGCCGAAAGTTTACCCCTGCAATAACTGCGTGACGGACGTGGTTAATAACAGACCGTCAAAGTGGGAACCGAAAGAGGTGGACAATGGGTAGACTGATAAACGCTGACACAATCGTTCATTATCAGACATATGATGATGAGCATGAGGAGTTCTCGGAGCATGAATCCACGATAGCAGATTTTTTGGATTCCATGACAGACGAAGGATGCCCGAAAACAGTGGATGCTGTCCCGGTACGGCATGGACGATGGACATACCATATCGATGATTTATTTCCCGCCGAAAGCACAAAGGAGTGCGACCAGTGCCACGAAGAACAGCCGCTAACCTGTGATGATAATTTCTGCCCGCACTGCGGCGCACGGATGGACGGGAAGGACGGTGACAATCATGGATGAACTGGCAAAAACTGTTGCGGTATTGCTTGAACAGTACAGCGGAATTTATGTTGCTCTGAGCATCGTGTTCTCGATTTTCTTCATTGTCATGTTTATTGCGGTGTTTGTCTTCATCGTCAAGCGGTTCAAGGATTTTGATGATGATTTCAAGAAATTCAAGAGGTGGTGACGGGAATGGCTGATAATGAACTGTTCGGAAATTCCGAACAACTGAACGATACCATCAGCAGAGCGGCTGTCGTTGATGAAATAGATGGCGTTGACTGGTATCACATCAACAAGAACGGCGAAATGGTTCACGGCGCAAACAGCGCAGAGCATCAGGCGTGGTACAAGGCAGATGACATTTATGCGGCAATTGAGCGGGTGCCGTCCGCACAGCAGTGGATTCCGTGTACGCCTGAGACGATGCCGAAGGTCAGAGAGTGGGTGCTTTGCCAGTGCAGAGCGGGAATTATGGATGTACTCCGATTAACCGAGGACGGAAGTTGGAATAAAAACTATCCTCATGCGGAGTATATGAGCGGATTCGTAATCGCATGGATGCCGCTTCCGGCTCCGTGGAAAGGGGAACAGAATGGGTGATGCTATCAGAAGGGTGGCGGCATTGGCTACTGTCGAAAAGATGTACAAAATATGCGAGGGCAATCTGTCAGATTACCATGATTTGCTCGTGGCTTGTTTCACGGATTTACCGCCCGCACAGCAGTGGATACCGTGGGACAGCGGAAAGTTTCCAAAGGAATCTGGAACGTATACCGTCACGGCGTATGATGGAGCAACTAAGCGAGTAACATACGCTAAATATCAGAAACGGTTAAAACGGTGGGAACTGACAGGGGCAAGGGCATATTGGAGAGTGCTTGCATGGATGGAAAAGCCGGAACCGTGGAAAGGGGAACGGGATGGCTGAATTTGTGAAAGTGGCAACTGAAATGGCACGGATGTGCAGGCACTATGAAGGTTTCTGCAAAGAGTGTCCTTTAGGTCATGCCGTATCGTGCCATAACTGGATGCTCAGTCATCCGAAAGAAGCTGAGGAAATCATCATGAAGTGGGCGGCAGAGAATCAGCCAAAGACCAACGGGAATAAGTTTGAAGAGATTTTCGGCTACCCGTTCTGTGTCGTATCCTGCGGAAGCATTTCGGCGATTTCGCAGTGGCTTAAATCCGAATACAGGGAACCTGAAGAGCGGGAGAAAGGGGAAAAGGAATGATTCACATTGAAGGGACATGGTACGTTGATGCAGATGAAGCGCAGTATATGCTCGTTGAACAGTACGAGCGTAAAAACAGCCCGGAGCAGGTAAAAAAGACCGGGCAGGAAATGGGCACATATCGAAGCGTATACGGGTACTACTCCACCATCTATGCGGCGGTGAAGGGATACCGGGATATGGTTGTCCGCAATATGGTGCGGGGCGGCGACTATGAACTTGCGGCTCTTATCAGCAAAATCAGGGGCGTTGACGAACGCTTGAAAGACACCCTTGAAACCTGCATCAAGGCGTAATATGGGGGCAACGTATGAATGACTTTAAAAATCCGGAAGGGTATGCAGACCCTACGGCGTATCATGCAATCAAAAAAATACAGGGGGAAAATATGGAAAAGGGTACAGTGATTAAATACAAGGACAACCGTGGTTCGGAAACGCTGATGGTCACGTTGGGAAGTGACGGGGAAGTGGTAACGGGTATCACCCTGATGCCAACACGCAGGGGCGGTGCAGTCCCCGTCTGCGGGATGTACGCAAGCCCGGAGCGAATCAGGTATATGTATATCAACAGCATCCCGGACTACGAGGTTGCTATGTACGCAAGCGATGACGATTTAACAGCCCTTCTGACCGCCGTGGCGGGGTATATCGGGCTTGAAATCGTGTCAGACAAGGAAACGCCCGCCGAGGATGAAAAACCCGTTAAAACGGCTCCTGCGGCTTCAGATGCCCGGGTGATTCAGCTTGAAACGGAAGCCCGCATTTACAAAGGGCTGTATGAATCCCTGCTTGCGAAGGTGACTGCATGAGCGCAAAGGTGTATTTGAACCGGGTGCGGATACTGAATATCGCTATCAACAGCAAAATCAACCAGTTGAAGGAATTGAACGAGATGAAAACTGCGGTCGGGTCGCCTACCATTACGGATGACCCGGTGCAGACATCCAAAAGCGGCGAAGCGCCTTACACCCGCATCGTGGAACGGATAGCCGAGTTGGAGCAGGAAATCAGGGATGGCGTGGCGGCATATACACGGTCAAAGGCAAGAATCGTGGATGAAATCAGCACCATCGACCGCCCGGAATATGTGGAGTTGCTTGTGCGCAGGTACGCAAACTTCGAATCGTTAGTGGAGATTGCGTACAGAATGAATTACAGCTATGACCACGTTCGGCGGTTGCACGGGCTTGCGTTGAGCGCATTTGAAAAGCTGTACCCGGAAAAATGCAGACGGGCAGAACAGTAAGAAAAGGCAGGGCGAAAGCCCTGTTCTTTTTTTGGAAAACTTTTCAAAAACGGGTTGACTATTGGTAACGAATGATGTAATATATAGTCACAGGGAACAAAACACAAGGCACTCAGAAAGGGGCAGGGCATGACACTTCAGTACGTTGGCGGGGCAACCGCAGAAATCGTGGTTACGAAGGACGGTCGCAAGTATATGTACTTCACGACAGAAGAAAGGTTTAGCAAATACAGACTGAATAAGGAAACCGGGGAAGTGCAGGTCGCACCGTACTGGTACACGGTAAAGAAAATGCGGGTTATTAAGTAAAGAAAGGGGCAGACAAATGACCGAGAACAGCAGAATCAGAAACCTGTACGGATACCTCATGAAAACCAAAGCGGACAGCATCATCGTAAGAACGACACTGGTCAGCGGCGGTTGGGACGATAACGAGTTTGATGCAAATGCGGCAGGCTTCAGCATTTGCAGATTCGAAAACCCGGAGTACGAAGCACGGCATGAGTTCGCAGAGTGCTACAGGCTTATCAGAAAGTAAAGAAAGGGGCAGATATGGCATACTTCAGAATCAAGAGCAACACAATCGGCGGGACGTACTGCGGTGACTGGCTTGTTATCGCAAACGATGCGGTGAAAGCTATGGCAAAGTTTTTCCGGGAATACCCCGACCACAGCATTTGCAGGGTTTCGGTTGAGCCTTTCGACCCGGAAGCAAATGAAGCCGCAAGACGGATGTATAAGGCGATGAAAGACTGCGACTGCATTTTTTGATAAAAAGCCGATACCTCAAGATACGGGGTATCGGCTTTTAACTTGCCACAAAATGTCGGAAAATATGTGTTACTATGATAAAGGCGTTTTGTTGGGATAGCAACGCCCGCATCCCCCGCTATGGGTTGCTCAACCATGAATCCCAACAGTGCGGCGAAGCGGTATGCTCACCGCACTTAATGGGACATCGTTCAATGGTAGCGACATCCGTCTTATATGCGGATTACGCAGGTTCGATTCCTGCTGTCCCGATTTCACCCCGGTATAATGCCGGGGCTTTTTATTGTCTGAAAAGCGGGGGAACAAAAGAAAGCGGGGGATGAAAATGAAAAAAGAATTTCTGCGGATGAAACTGGCAGACCTTGTGCCGTATGAAAACAACCCACGGCACAACGAAGAAGCGGTGGATGCTACCATTGCTTCCATGCAACAGTGCGGCAATATCGACCCGATTGAGGTTGATGAAAACAACGTGATTCTTTCCGGGCATACCCGGCGGCTTGCCCTTATGAAAATGGGCTATGAGGAATCCGATATTGTGCGGGTGTCCGGGCTGACTGACCTGCAGAAAAAAAAGTATCGTATCCTTGCGAATAAGACCAACGAGTTCGCAGGATGGGATTTTGGCAAACTTGAAGAGGAACTGGACGGGCTTGACTTCGAGGGTTTTGATTTCGGATTTAGCACTGGGGCTGACATGGATATTGACAACCTGTTTGCGGATGCTCCTGAGAAAGAGCCGAAAGAACCGAAGCAGATTCAGTGCCCGCATTGCGGAGAATGGTTCACACCGTGAAAATATTCCTTGCGTCCCCGCATACATTGCTAAGATTAAGGAGAGGAAAGCAATGCGTATATTTTTGGCGGGGGGGGTATCAGGAAACTTAAATCCTGCTTGGAAAGTGATGAGCAGGACGGAGATTACCCCCAACGGGTTTATAAGAGGACTACAGGTTGAAAATTTTTGGCGGGGGGGGGATAGCCGACATTGGCTACAGGACGCTACTTCGCCCATAAAAGAAAATGAAAATATACCTTGCCGGTGTAGCGCCGTGGAGGGGGGGCAAGAGAGAATTTACGATGATGCGATAATGAAGCATCGACCGTATATCCTTGAATCCTTCTACTACACCGATGAAGACACGGAAAGGCTTCTCCCCTACTTCGGGGATTTCCTGCTTGATTCCGGGGCATTTACCTTTATGCAGGGTAATCACAGCGGGAGGATAGATTGGGAAGAGTATATCGAGCGGTATGCGGATTTTATAAACAGGAATAAGGTTGAAAAATTCTTTGAACTGGATATAGATTCCGTGGTCGGATATAAAAAAGTGCTTGAGTACAGAAAAAAACTGGAGCGGCTTACATCAAAGCCCTGCATTCCCGTATGGCACAAATTCCGGGGCATCCAAGATTTTAAGAAAACTTGCGATGAGTACGGGTATATAGCTATCGGGGGGATTGTTGCTAAAGAAATAACGCAGAACGAATACCCGAGACTTCCTACGCTTATAAACGAAGCACATAAACGTGGAGCAAAAATACACGGGTTAGGGTTTACGGCATTAAACTGGTTAAAAATTTGCCACTTTGATTCCGTAGACAGTACCGCATGGACAACGGGGAACCGATTTGGGTTTGTCTATAAATTCACTGGAAAGACAATGACAAAGATAGATGCCCCAAAAGGAAAACGGCTTAGCGATAGCAGAAAGGTTGCACTTATTAACTATACCGAGTGGATAAAATTCCAAAAATATGCGGAGACACATTTATGATTATCTTTATTTCTTGTACAAAAACAAAAGCAAAGAAAATGTGCAAGGCAAAAGATATGTATAGCCCTTCGCAGTGGTTTCGATTGGCTTACAGGTATGCAAAGAGCCTTAAACCGAGTGCAATCTATATCCTATCAGCAAAATATGGTTTGCTTTCCCCGGATAATGAAATTGAGCCGTATGAAAAAACGCTTGTATCTGAAAAAGATGCAGAAATTAGAAAATGGTCTTTGATGGTAGCGAAACAAATAAAAGCGAAAGGCGTAGACCGGGAAGAGGCTGTGGTTTTCTTATGCGGGAAGAATTACAGGAAATATATTCAGAATCTATTTCCTAAACATACTGCGCCCGTATCTCATTACGGAATAGGAAAACAGATGCAGTTCTTTAAAAGCAATACGACAAAAGGAGAGGCATGAAAAAAGTTGTTCTTTTATCGGGCGGGGTTGATTCTTCAACTTGCCTTGGGCTTGCGTTACAAAACTGCAAGCCGGGTGATGTACTTGCGCTGAATATGTTTTATGGTCAGAAACATGACCGGGAAATGAAAAGCGCAAGAGATGTGGCAAAGTTTTACGGGGTTGAGTTAATGGAACTTGACCTGTCGCAGATATTCCAAAAAAGCGACTGCTCACTTCTTGCACATTCCGGGAAGAATATTGCAGAGGGAAGTTACGCAGAGCAGATTAAGGAAACGGGTGGTAAGAAGCCAGTATCAACATACGTTCCCTTCAGGAACGGTCTGATGCTTTCTGCGGCGGCAAGCATTGCAATTAGCATCGGGGCTTCAGAGGTATGGTACGGCGCACACGCAGATGATGCGGCAGGAAGTGCATACCCGGATTGCTCTGAGGAATTCTTTCAGGACATTGACTCTGCAATCTATGAGGGAAGCGGGGAGCAGGTTCATGTATATGCTCCGTTTATCTTATTCCCGAAGTCAGAGGTCGTTAAGACCGGGCTTGAAATCGGAGTACCTTACGAACTGACATGGAGTTGCTATAACGGCGGTGATAAGCCCTGCGGGAAATGCGGGACTTGTATTGACCGGGCTGAAGCATTCAAAGTGAACGGCGTAAAAGACCCCGCCCTGTGATTCAAGTTGTATGCAAAAACCAACTATAAAAAACTAAGGAGAAACAAAAATGAACAAGACGGAATATAACTTATCTTTGCTGAGAATGGTGTTTGCCGTGAGCCTTGTGATTTCCAACGTGGTTACGGCAAAGTTGATTTATACGGGGATTTCCCTGTTCGGGGTTGTTATTACCCTTCCGGGAGCCGCCCTATGTTATGCAATCACGTTTTTGATGACGGATGTAATTGGCGAAATATGGGGCAAGGAAGAGGCTGACAAGACGGTCATACAGGGCTTTATCTGTCAGGCGTTGGCAACGGTATTGATTATCTTTACGCAGTTCTTACCTGCGGCTGATGCAGGCGCACAGGAAGCGTATAACAGAATTCTCGGACAGAATTATATCTTTGTATGCGGCAGTTTGGTTGCCTACTTCGCATCTCAGTCGTGGGATGTTTGGTTTTTTCACAAAATTAGAAATGCGTATATCAGGAAGCACGGAAGTACGGACGGCGGCAGATGGATGTGGAACAATGGCTCGACCATGACATCGCAGATTATAGACACGGTGCTGTTCATTGGCATTTCTTTCGGCATCGGCTTCGGATGGGTATTCAACCCGGATATGTGGTCAACACTTGCGGCGATGATGGTTGGACAATATTGCTTAAAGTTTATCCTTGCCGCACTTGATACGCCATTTTTTTACATCATGACCAACAAACGGGAGCCAAAGAATGGGGAGACCGAGAAAGGAAATAGACAGCGACCAGTTTGAAAAGCTATGCGGACTGCAATGCACCCTTGCAGAAATAGCCGGGTGGTTCGGCTGTTCTGAAGACACCATAGAACGGTGGTGCAAACGTACATACACGGCAGGATTTGCGGATGCTTTTAAAACATTCTCGCAAAGCGGCAAAATATCCCTGCGGCGGTTTCAGTTCAAGATTGCAGAGAAAAACGCCGCTATGGCTATCTTCCTCGGAAAACAGTACCTCGGTCAGAAAGACGAACCCGACATAAACCTTGCGAGCGTACCTGATGACGGATTTACAGCGGCGATAAAGGGGACAGCGGAAAGCGACTGGAGCGGCGAAGATGTTTAAATGGCAACCGTTATCGAAAAAACAGCGGATGCTCTTTAACTGGTGGCAAGAGGATTCCCCTGTAAATGGTCACAACGGCATCATAGCTGACGGGGCTATCCGAAGCGGCAAGACGGTTGCAATGGCTGTTTCCTTTGTCATGTGGGCTATGTCCAACTTCGACCGGGAAAATTTCATCATGGCTGGAAAGACCGTGAAGTCATTCCAAAGGAACGTTTTAAAGCCCCTACAAGCGATTTTGCCGGGCAGGGGATATAACTGCAGGTATATACAGACAGACGGGCTCTTGCGGGTCAGCAGGGGGCTTAAAACGAATGATTTCTACATCTTCGGGGGCAAGGATGAAGCATCGCAGGATTTAGTGCAGGGCTTGACCGCCGCAGGGGCGTACTTTGACGAAGTTGCGCTGATGCCCGAATCCTTTGTCAATCAGGCGACCGGGCGTTTGTCGGTTGACGGGTCGAAAATGTGGTTCAACTGCAACCCGGAAGCCCCGCTACATTGGTTCAAACTCCAGTGGATTGACAGGGCAAAAGAAAAAGGACTTTTGCTCCTGCATTTCACAATGGATGATAACAACAGCCTTTCGGAAGAAATCAAAGCCCGGTACAGGTCGATGTATGCGGGCGTTTTCTATATGCGGTTCATCCTAGGGCTGTGGGCGGTTGCTGAAGGGCTTGTGTATTCCATGTTCGGTGAAGGGAACAGGTACGATGACGAAACCCGTCCGGCGGCGATGCTGTCCACTTCAACCCGGTACATAGCCGTTGACTACGGCACAACGAACCCCTGCGTTTTTCTTGACATCCGGGACGATGGTCAGGATGTGTGGATAGAAAACGAATGGCGGTGGGACAGCAAGAGCGCAGAAGCGCAAAGAATGGCTATCCCGAACATGACCGATGCACAATATGCCGATGCGATGGCTGAGTTTATGGGGGCTGACCCGGCTGAACAGTGCATGATAGTTGTTGACCCTTCCGCAAAGTCCTTTATCACGGAACTGCGACAACGTGGCTTTTATGTCAAAGAGGGCGACAACGATGTACTGGACGGCATCCGGGAAACAGCAACGCTTATCACCCGTAAGAAACTTCATGTGCATGAGCGGTGCAAGGGACTTTTAAACGAGTTTCATTCGTACGTATGGGACGAAAAGGCGGCACAGCGGGGCGAGGAAAAACCCGTAAAAATGCAAGACCACGGCATGGATGCTATGAGATATTACGTCCATACCGTCTTGCCTGATTGGAGATACACGGCATGAGCAGACGAAAGAAAAACAGAACAGCGGTAAATGACGCTTTCGGCAATCCTGCCGCCCGGTTAGGTTTCGGCACGTTTGATTTGATGCAGGGTACGCAGTACACCGCAACCCGCATGACGCAGAATTATGACTTGCTGACAACGCTTTACCGGGAAAATTGGGTAGTCCAAAACATCGTCCAGTTAGTCCCGGATGATGTGGTCAGGAAGTGGTACGAACTCAAGACAAGCGTTTCCCCGGAATACCTCGATAAATGGACACGGGCAGAAAGAAAGACACATCTGCGTGACCGAATCCGTGAAGGAATCTACTGGGGGCGGCTGTACGGCGGGGCGGCAGGTATCATCCTGATAAAAGGTCAGGAAGATTTGTCGAAGCCACTTGACCTTGACATGATTGCGCCTGACAGCTTTATCGGGCTAATGATACTGGATAGGTGGACAGGCATTTATCCGTCTATCGGCATCGTCACTGACCCGGCTGACCCGGACTTCGGCTTGCCTGATTACTACACCATCAGGGACGAAGAGCTGGGGCAGATGGTCGCCAACGTGCATCACAGCCGTGTTATCAGGTTCAGCGGGCGGGAACTCCCGTGGCTTGAAAAGGTGCAGGAAACGTACTGGGGCGAATCCGAAATCGAAGCCATTTATCAAGACCTTGTGCGGCATGACAACGTGCTTGCAAACATGGCTTCTCTGACCTTCCGGGCAAACGTGACCTACATGGAATCGGACGGGCTTGACCAGTTGCTCGGCACGGCGAACACGGAGATGCAGAGAAGGTTTTGGAACGTCATGGCGGCGCAGTCCATCATGGAATCAAACTTCGGCACCCGCATCGTCAACAAGGGCGATGTTATGCACCAACATCAGTATACGTTTGCAGGGCTTGCGGATGTGTATGACCGCATGATGATGGCGGTATCAGGTGCGGCAAGAATCCCGGTCACAAAGCTGTTCGGCAGAAGCCCTGCGGGAATGAACGCAACCGGGGAATCAGACGAGCAGAACTACTACGATTACATTGACACCATCAGGGACACAACCTTCCGGGGCATTGTGGAAAGAATCCTGCCTGTTATGGCGTTGTCAACGTGGGGCAAAATCCCGGATGACCTTGACATCGACTTTGCGGCAATGGATACCCCGACCGCAAGCGAGAACGCTGACGTGGTGCAGAAGCGCACAAGCGCAATCGTACAGGCTTATCAGTCCGACCTGCTTGACCAAAAGACCGCCCGCATGGAACTTAATGCGATGGATGAAGAAACCGGGGCTTTCGGGAGCATCCCGGATGAACTTATCGAGCAGGGTGAAGGGGTTTTGTTCTCGGCACAACAGCAGATGCAAGACCCGATGGCGGGGCTGTTTGCTGACGGTGGCGAAAACACCCCGCCTGACAGCGCAGAAGCCCCGCAGGGCGATTTTAACGCAGGGGGATGAGTAAATGCCCGTTACCATCGTTCCACCCGGCAGAAACGCTTCTGCGGCGGCATTGCAGAAGATATTTGAGGACACGCAGGATAAGTTGATTCGGGAAATCCTGCGCAAGCGGTCGAAGGGATATGTCGATTACGCCGAGGTTGCGGCACTGGAACGGGTAAGAAAGACCCTGCAAAAGATGGTCAAGGGCGCTGAAAAGTATGTCCCTTTGGCTGTCGAGCATGAGTTTTACAAACGCCCCGAATCTGCAGAAGCCTACAGGAGCGCACGGGAATCCATCAACCCGGGAAGAACCCGGGCGGTTGAAATCCTGTCTGATAACCTGCTCGGTGAAGTCGAGGAAATGGCTGAAACGGCGTACCAAAGCACCGCATCAAAGCTGTTCCTTGTGGGCAGGGCGCAGGATGACATCTTCCGTCAGGCAGGCTTAACGCAAGCCATTGAAGCATCTGCCGCAGGGCGTGGTTCACTGACCACGGTCAATGAAATCATTTCCGCCATACAGAACACGGGAATTACGGCTTTTGTTGATAAGGCAGGTCATGAATGGAATCTTAAAGCCTACGGGAGCATGGCGGTCAGAACAACGGTCAGACAGGCGCAGGTTGCGGCGGTGCTGACGGAGAATCAGCATGACCTGTACAAGATAATCAATACCGGGGTTCCGTGCCGATGGTGCGCCGCTTACGGCGGCAGGGTGTACAGCAAAAGCGGCATGAATAAAAACTACCCGCCGTTGACTGCGGCTTTCGGCAGGATTGATACAAGCGGGTCAGACAGCATCTACAACAGCTTTCTGAACATACACCCGAACTGTATGTGCAGTCTTGTGGAGTATCACGAAGAAGACTACAGCCCGGAGCAGGTGGAAAAGGACAGGCTTTACAGCGACCCCGCCCGCAGACCTTTTGACATGGACTACCGCACCAAAGCGGTAAAGGAAGCCTACGAGCAGAAGGAAAGGAACAGGGCTGTATACCGGGCAAATGTGAAGCAATACCGCAGATACCTTGAATCAGACGTTCCGGGGATTCCGAAGACCTTTGCAACTTTCTTAAAGCACAAAAAACTTGATGATGAAAAATATCACAAGTGGATGAGCGAGTTTAGAAAGGCAAACAGAAAATGATTACTTACTACGGTTACACCATAAGCCCGAACCAGTTGGAAACTGGCGAGGGTTTTTTGATTTGCAGAAATGTGCCGATAGCCCGCACGGGTACGCAGGATTATCTCGGGTATGAGGTGGGAAAGCCTGACACGGAAATCGTGACGGTCGACCGACCCGCCGAGGAAGTCTTTTCCCCTGCGGCTATCGCATCATTTGAGGGGAAACCCTTTACAGATGACCACCCGCCCGTTCTGCTTAACCCGGACAACGTGGGGGCGTATGAGAAGGGTCATGTGCAGAACGTGCGGCGTGGCACTGGCGAATTTTCTGATTTCCTCGTGGCTGACATCCATGTACATGATGCGGCTACGATTCAGGCAATCAGGAACGGCAAGAGACAGATTTCCTGCGGGTACGAAGTGGAGTATGACGAAAGCCCGGACGGAAAGCTGATTCAGCGGAAAATTAGAGGAAACCATGTTGCGCTAGTCCCGGAAGGGCGTGCCGGGGAAAAGGCGGCAATCATGGATAACTCAATAAAAAAGAGGACGGTCAACCCGTCAGAAAGGAACAAGAAGCCAATGAGCAAGAAAAACACTTTCCTGCACTTTTTCGGACTGGCGGCAAACGGCAGGACTGACGAAGAAATTCGTCAGATGGCAGAAGATGCCGCCCCGGTTTTTGACGAGGATACAGCCCCGGAGAAGGAACCCGAGGGCGAACCCGTCCCGGAAGAGGATGCAAAGCCGTGCGGGGATGCAAAGTCGGTTGACCTTGCAAGCCTTGATGCGAAACTGGACAAGCTGATTGACCTGCTTACTCCGCAGAAGTCGGCAAAGGATGCCGACACCACGGAAGCGGCGCAGGAAGCGGCTGAAGCTGAAGAAGCAACGGACGCAGAACCCGCCGCCGAACCCGGAGAACAGGCAGAAGCTGAGGTTGTCCCGGCTGAGGAAATGGACGAAGACAAGACCGAGGGAAAGACCGAGGAAACCGCTGATGCGAAAGCCCTGCTTGCCGCCCTGCGCCCGAGTATTGCGGCAATCACTGACGAAGCACAGCGCAAGGCGGTCACGGATGCCCTGATGTCCTTCGTGCAGACCCCGGCGACCAACGATGCGGCAAAGGTCGCAGAGACGGTGGCAAAGAACGCCGCCAACAAGAAGAATCCTACTTGTGACATTGATGCGGTGCAGAAGCTGTATGACGCTTGCAACCCGCACATCAGAAAGGAGAACTGATTATGCAGAATCAGGTTATCGGAAAATCTATGTTCCACGGCTATGCGGGTTCCTTCTCCCGTCAGCCTGATACCATCATCGACACCCACCCGGCGGCGGGCACTATTGCTTTCGGAGCAGGTGTTGTGTTCGGCACTGCGGGCGCTGTAAGGACTGCGGCGACTGGCGATGCGGCGGCGGCGTTTGTCGGCGTTGCAATCCGTGAAGTGAAGAACGCCACCGACTACCTCAATCAGAACGAGGGAGGCTACGTGCAGTACGATGCAGTCCCGGTTATCAAGAGGGGTTGCGTGAACGTCATCTGCACCAACGGCACCCCGGCGGTCGATGGTGATGTGTACCTGCGCATCACCGCAAACGCAAGCAAGCCCAACAGCCCGGTCGGCGGTTTTGAAGCGGCGGCAGATTCCACCAATTCCGTGAAGCTGACCAACGTGAAGTGGAAGGGCGGCGCAGACGCAAACGGCGTTGCAGAAATCAGAATCCTTGATACCCTGCACGCCTGATTGACGAGAGGAGAATGAGACTATGGCAAACTTTCAGAATGTCGGTACTTATGATTTAAACACCATGCAGGGCGGCTCCAAGCCTTTCGCAATGGATGCGGCGGGCATCGCAAGCGGACAGGCTTTCCTGACTGGCGAACTGGAAAAGCGGGATATGCTCGTCAGAACCCCGCTGACCTCTTTCACGTACACCCGTGACATCCCGATTCGTGTCGGCGGTGGATGGGCTGAGTATGTCAGCGCAATGAATGTCGGCTACGGCATTACCGGGGGTTCCGGGGATAATCTGATTCAGGCGGCATCCGTGGACGGCATCCCGCTTGTACAGGCGAACTTCGGGAAAGACCTTTGGAAGACGCACATCATCAGCGCAGGAACCCGAATCTTTTGGGTGGATATGCAGAGGGGCAACATGACCGGGAGAAATCTCGATACCCTGCTCCGTGATGGTCTGCGTATGACCTACGACAAGCACATGGACGAGAACACGTATGTCGGCTTTGCCCGGTACGGTACCACGGGTCTTATCAACAACGCAGATGTCACCGTGACTTCTGCATCTACCACGTTCGCAAATGCGACTTCCCCGGATGATATTCTCGACATCATCAATACCGCTATCCTTGATGCGTGGGCGGCGGCAGGATATGACCTCGATGCTATCCCGAATCACATCATCATGCCGTATGAGCAGTACAACTACATCGCCACCACCCGCATCGGTCAGCTTGCAGAAAAGACCATCCTGACCTTCCTGCTTGAAAACAACGTGGCGAAGCAGAACGGCTCTGACCTGTACATCGGTGCAACTGCATGGTGCAAGGGCGCAGGTGCAGGCAATGCCGACCGCATGGTGGTGTACTGCAACAAGGAGCGGTACATCGCTATGGACGAACTTGTCCCGCTGACCCGGGCAATGACCACGCCCAACGCAGAGCGGTTCAGTTATGATACCGCTTATGCGGGCAACGTGTCCGAGGTTGAGGTTTTCTACACTCAGCCCATCGTGTACGTTGACGGTATCTAAAAAAGCATAACGGGAACGGGGCGGGAAACCGCCCCTTTTTCGTGGATAAAAGGGGGATGCAAATGTTTATCGTATCGAAGAGAAATTTCAAACTGCGCCTTGCGGATGGCACTGTGTACAGAATCGCAAAAGACTTCATCGGGGAAATTCCGTTTGAGGTGGCGGCGCACCCGCTGATTCAGAACGCCATTGATTCCGGGTGGATTACCGCCCCGGCAAGTCATGCGGACAAGGCGCTGTATGAAGCGGATGCAGATGCGGCGCTGAAAGCCGCTGAAGCCGATTTAAGGCCCGATGCTGTCAAGGCTGAGGGAAATACCACCGAAGCCGCTGAAACGGCTCAGGCGGGCGCAGAGAAGCCCAAAACACGCAGGAAAAAGTAAGGGGGCAATATGTATCCTTTCAACGGAGTACCCGCAAATCCGATGGTGCCGCTGTTCGCAGGGGTGAGACGGGTTGCGGCTAATATCCCCGCCCCGGGGGAACAGGGGGATTATACGCTTGCACTGTTTCTGCAGGATTTCCCGGAGTTCTTTACCCGGAAGGTAGGGAATTGCTCCGGGGAAGGGGAATACACCCCTATGCTCCCGGAATCCATCATGCAAATGATGATTGACTCGGCAAATGCGTCTGTCATTCCTTCCCGGTGGGGAACGGACTGGCGGCTTGCGGCGGGGCTATTCACGGCGCACCTTTGCGCTCTGAGATTGCAGACCTACGCAGACGGGTCAACCCCGGGGGCGACTGCGGGCAATGCGGCGAACGTGGGAACGGTAAAAACCGCCACGATGGGTGATACATCTATCGGCTATGACAATGCGGCTACCAATGCAGGGACTGAAAAGTGGGGTGCGTGGAACCTCACGAAGTACGGCACTCAGCTTGCGACAATGGCACGCATGATAGGCATTGCCGGGACTTATGCCATCTAAAGGGGGGTCTGTATGTATCAGCTTGCAGGGTGGTTTACTGACCTGATGGATGTATATCGAGTAGAAAACGCCACAGCTGGCGGGCTGACACGGCAGGAACGCACTCAGGTGCTTTCCGCTGTGCCGTGCCGGGTATACGCCCCCGCTAAAAACACAATCAATCTGCGGGATGGTGCGGCGACTACACGGGCAGACGAAAAACTGGCTTGCGGCATTGATGTGGATATACAGGCGGGCGATGAGATTATCGTCACCCGTGGGGCTGTGATGGGGCATACCCGGACAACCCGGTATATCGCATCTCAGCCCGTTTACTACTATGACCCCGTAGGCGGTGCGGCGACCGGGCTTGAACATCAGGAAATCGGCATACACGCCGATAATATCGTGAGGTGATGCAATGGCTGTTTTCGGGTCGAGCATACAGCGGCGGCTAAAGGAACTTCAGAAAGCGCAGAAAGATGTCCCGCTTATCATCGAACGCACGGCGGCGGGGGCGACCCGCAGGGCTGTTGAGGTTGCGGTAAAGAACACCCCGCCCAACACGGGCGGGCTGAAGGGCACTAATATGCGCACCGGGGCAATGGCAAATGCGTGGGTGACGGACTCGGAAACGCACCCGGTCAACGGCAGGACGGTACTTGCGAACAATCAACAGTATGCGTCTTATATTGACAAGGGGCACCGCATGGACAAGCACTTCGTACCGGGATTGATTATCAACGGCGGGATGCTTGAAAGGGCGGCTGATGGTGATGACGGCGGCATTATGGTCGGCACGAAGACAAGCTATGTCAAGGGGCTGTATATCACCGATAAAGCCCGGAAGGAATACCGGGCGGCGGTAAACGAAATCCTCGACAGAGAGGTTAAAAAGGTGCTGTCATGACATTTACCATCGAAAACCTTATCCGAAGCATTGCGGCACAGCTAAAGACCGCATACCCGTATTGCCCGGTATATGCAAGCCCGAATCAGCAGGGGACGGAATACCCATGCTTTTTCGTGTTCGTGATACCTACGAGCGGCATATCTGACCAACTGTCCGGGCGGTCAAAACGGGACATTGAACTAGATGTGGTTTACGTGCAGGAGCGTAACAGCGCTGATGCAAACATGGAGTTGTACGGCGTTGCAGAAATGCTCGATGAACTGCTTGACACGGTGTCCTATAAAGACGGCTCGGAGACTGTGCCGTTGCATACGCATGACCGCACCTACGATATTGAGGACATGGAACTGCATTATCACCTGCGTGTAACTCAGCGGGTGGCACTCAACCGGGTGGAAATCCCGATGCAGGTTTTGGAGGAAACCGATGTCGAAATCAAAGATTAAGTATCAGACGGAAATGCTTCTGCGGTCGAAAGCCCTTGCGGGCTATCAGAAGGACTTCGCACGGGTTATCCTGACCGCCCCGGAGTACACCGTTGAAGAAGCGAAAGCGGCACTGGATGCCGTACTGAAGAAGGGAGTATAAATCTATGGCGGGTGGCATTTGGAACGCTCAGAACAAGGTTTTGCCGGGCGTGTATATCAATGTCAAGTCACAGCCCAACGTGACCGCAAATGTCGGCGAGAAGGGCATTGTCGCTATTGCACGGGCGCTTTCGTGGGGCGCTCTCGGGGCTGTGCAGGAAATCACCCCCGGACAGGATGTTACAGGCGTTATCGGCTATGGCATCGGCTCGGAACAGGCGCTTTTCCTGCGGGAGATGATGAAGGGCACGGATGTGTCTTCCTGCCCGAAGAAAATCCTGCTGTACCGTTATGCAGGAACTGGCGGGGTTAAGGCATCTGCTACCATCGGCGCACTGACTGCGACTGCGCTGTATGAGGGTGTAAGGGGCAACGACATCACTATTGCTGTCATTGCAGACCCGGACAATGAGGGTGCATTTGATGTGCAGACCATCGTTGACAGCGCCGTGGTTGATACGCAGAAGGTCACGGCTATCTCTGCGCTGACCGCAAATGCGTGGGTTACCTTCTCGGGTGACGGCTCTATCACTGCAAATGCAGGTACTGCGCTGACGGGCGGTGTTGACCCGACTGCGGCTGTGGCTGATGATGCGGCTTTCCTGACGGCTATTGAGCCGTACACCTTCGACATCATCGCTTATGACGGAAGTGACAGCACCACCATTGATGCGTATGCGGCTTTTGTCAGACGCATGAACGAGAACATCGGCAGGAAGTGTCAGCTCGTCATAGGAAATTACGCCGGGAAGAATACCGAATACGTTATCTCTGCACACAACGGCGTTATCCTTGCTGACGGCACGGCGCTTGATGATAAACAGGCTGTGTGGTGGCTTGCGGGCGCAGAAGCTGGGGCGCAGTATTACCAGTCCCTGACTTATGCCCGGTATCCCGGCGCTGTATCGGCAAACCCGAAAAAGACGGATGATGAGGTGGCGGCGGCTATTGCCGCAGGTCAGATTGTATTCACTGACGATTTCGGTATCGTCAAGGTCTGCTCTGACATCAACAGCCTTGTCACCGTGACCCCCACGAAGGGCGCAGAGTTCAAGAAGAACAGGGTCATGCGTGTCGTGATGCAGTTCTGCAACGATGTGTACGAGCATTTCTCCAACTACTTCCTCGGCAAAGTGGATAACAACGAAGACGGGCGTGCGCTCCTGCGGGCGTGGATTATCGGCTATCTGAACACCATGCAGGGCAATAACGGTATTCAGAATTTCACCGCCGAAGATGTGGAAGTCCTGCCGGGCAATAATATTGATTCCGTGCTTGTCAACGTGGCAATTCAGCCCGTGGACAGCATTGAGAGGGTATATATGCTCGTCACCGTCAGCGTTAACGGCGTGACCGTTGAGTAAGGGGGTAAGATATGAGTTTTTTACTGGAACGTGATGCCCTTAACGGTAAGAGCGGCAAGGCTTTTCTTACCGTCAACGGCAGGAACAAGGAACTTTTCGGGGCGAAGAAAATCAGCGCTGACGGCGAATTTCAGGAATCCGATTTCAAGGTGGTCGGCACTACGCTTGTGCAGAAAAAGACCACGGGCGTTGCGCTGACTGGCACGATGACCATATATTACGGCACGCCGCTTTTCCTCGATATGCTTCAGACCTATCTGAAGACCGGGCGGCTTCCGTACTTCACCATGCAGATTACCAACGATGACCCGAGTTCTTCCGTTGGTACGCAGACGGTGGCGCTTTATAACTGCAAACTTTCCAAAGTGCCGATTTCCATGCTTGATGCAGATGCTGAATGGCTCGAGGAAGAAGTCGGGTTCAGCTTCACCAATGTGGAAGTCCTTTCCGCATTTACCGACCCGGCACAGCTTGGCGGCTGACTTTAAAACGGCGGGGGCTTAATGCTCCCGCCATTATTTGAGCATTAAGGGGGATGCAAAAAATGGGAGTTTTACAGGCTTTTTTACACCCGATTTTCGTTGAGGAAACGAAGGAAGTAGTTATTTCGAAGCGATTCGTGGGCGAGGACGGTAAGCCCGCCCCGTTCGTCATTCGCACCATTACACAGGAACAGAATAACAAGCTGATGAAAGCGAACACCCGGGCAAAGGTTGTCAATGGTCAGCGTGTGGAAATCTTCGACAATGCAGGGTATACCAATTCCCTGATTCTCGCTTGCACGGTTCAGCCCGATTTTGAGGATGAGGAAATGTGCAAGGCATACGGATGCGTTGACCCGAAGAGCGTCCCGGAAAAGATGCTTTACGGCGGCGAGTATTCCACGCTTGCACAGGAAATCTTGCAGTTCAACGGGTTTGATTCCGACCGCAAGGTACGGGATGAGGAAGAAGCAAAAAACTCGTAAACGGCGATGACCGTGATATGGCACTGGCGTATTACCTTTTCGTCAATCACGGGATATTGCCGGGAATTGTGGCTGACATGAGCGAGAGGGAAATCACGCTGTGTTGGCAAATGGCACTGAAGGAAATGGAATCCCGAAAGGGGAAGTAAATGGCGGGCGTAAGGGAAATATTTGAAATCGTTGACAGGGCGACAAGACCACTGCGGAATATAGGCAACGAGATGCAGTCCGTCCATAATCAGGCGACCGGGCTGAGGTCAGCCGTGACGGGGCTTGTGGCGGGTTTCGCAACGCTTGCTACTGTCAGAAAGGCTATCGCCCTGTCTGACGAATTATCGCTTGTGCAAGCCCGTCTTGCCAATATCAATGACGGGGCGCAGGATTTGGCGCAACTACAGGAAATGATTTATCAGGCGGCACAGCGCTCCCGTGGCGAATACATCGGCATGATGGGGACGGTCGCAGGATTAAAGGCGCAGACTGGTGATACCTTCTCGTCCGTGAAAGAAGCGGTCGCATTTACCGAGTTACTGCAAAAGCAATTCAAAATTGCGGGCACTGATGCAACTGGCATTTCCTCAACCATGTATAACCTGACGCAAGCCTTGTCTACGGGTGTTCTCCGTGGTCAAGACTTGAACATCGTCATGAGCAACGCCCCGCAGATAGCCCAAAGGATAGCCCGGTATATGGGGCTTTCCGTGGGCGAACTGAAAAAGGTTGCGGCTGAAGGAAAAGTCACCTCGGACATTGTGAAAAACGCAATGCTGTCCGGGGCTGACGAAATCAACCGCCAATTTGACGAAATGCCGATGACCTTCGGGGATGCTATGACCCGGTTGCAGAATATGGCGGTAAGGGCATTTCAGCCCGTGGGTCAGATGATTTCTGACGCTATCAATTCTTCCGGGGTAGAAGAAGCGCTTAACGGCATCGGTCGGGCTGTCTACGTTGTCATGGCTGTAGTCGGTACGGCACTCAGCTTTATTATGCAGGGCTTTGGCATTATCGGGCGGGGAATCGGCATTATAACCGGGCTGTTCGGCGGTGCGGGGAATATTGCGGCGACCGTTATCGGCTTTGTCGTGGGGGTCTTCCTCGGCGCAGAAGCGGTAATAGTAAATGCTGTGATGGCGGTAGGTAATTTCTTCACAACGCTTATCGTCACCCTGCAAAACAACTGGGCGTACTTTTGCTATGATGCGCAATCGTCCTTACTTGACTTTGCATCGGGCGCTGTACGGGCTTTTGCTGATGTTGTACGGGGTGCGGAGAGTGCCGCAAACGCCATTGCAAATGCGTTCATATCGGGCGCAAATGCGGCTATCGGCGGCATTAATGGATTGATTAACGCTATCAATCAGATACCGGGGGTTAACCTGTCCACCGTGAGCGAGGTCGCCGCCGCAAGCGTAGACCACGGGTTATCCGATGCAATCGACAACATCGCCGCAACGCTAGATGGCATGAAACCTGATGCCCCGGTAATGCGTCTTCTCGACACCGCTTCCCCTGATTACATCAATGTCGGGAATGCTTTTGCAAAGGGTCAGGACATCGGCGCAGGGTGGGTTAACGGCATTACCGAGGGGATGAACAACATCACCGACTTCGGCGGTTTCGGAGACCTTTTCAACGCCGGGGACTTTTCAAACCTGATGCCCGCCGGGGGCGATGTGGGTAAGGTCGGAAAGGTCGGAAAGGTCGATAATGTCAAGCTGTCTGACGAGGATTTGAAAATCTATCGTGACCTTGCAGAGCGGCGGTACATGAACAATGTCGAGCTGAAAACACTTGCGCCCGAAATCACGGTCAATCTGCCCGCAGGTGCGTCCGGGAATGTCACGGCGCAGGATGTGGCGGACAGGCTGAAGCGTATGCTGATTGAGCAGATGGCGGCGCAGACGGCTGTTTCACATGGGTAAAGGGGGCATAAATGCTGAATCCTGATACAAAGATTTATGTCAAGATGGGCGGCAGGAAAATCACGCTCCCGGTCAACCCGGAAGAAATACAGGTAACTCACCCCAACGTGGACAAGACGGCTGATATTGCGGGCGTGGGCGAGGTGCTTATCCCGCAGAAACCGGGGCTGAAAGAGGTGTCTTTTTCATCCTTCCTGCCGGGGAACAGCGACCCGTATGTGCATGACTACCGAAACCCCCGTAGTATAGCCAAAGCGTTCGAAAAGGCGTGGAAAAACCGCACCCGGTGCAGGTTGATTATCTCCCGGTCGATTGACTATGACACGAATATGCTGTGCGTGGTCAGTGACTGGAAAATCAGCGACCGGGGCGGCGAACCCGATGATTTGTATTACGAGGTTACTTTTCGGGAGTACAGACCTTTCGGCGTGTCTCAGATGACTGTAATAAATCAGACGGGAGTTGAAAGCGGTGAGAAGACCATCACCGCCACCGCAAGCCCTGTGCGGGAAGTAGACCCCTCGCAGTTGATTGTAGGGGCTTCCGTTGTGCTTAACGGGAATTACTATGCGTCAAGCAACGGGGGCGGCGTATTGGGCACTGCAAGCGGTCAGGCGGGCACTATTCAGCGCATCGTATCAGGGGCTACAGCCCCGTACTACATCAACGGCGTAGGGTGGTTCGGTGCGGATGCCGTGGGGGTGCAGGATGGCTAATCTGACGGCTGTCACGGCAGACGGGAAAATCATTGATTATTCCAACGCTTACACGGTTGCGGAGTGGACAACACAGCGCTTTGATGCACCGGGGAAATTCACCTTTTCCGGGGTGGAAGGTTCCGGGATAGCAATCCCGGAAGGGTCTGCGGTCACGTTTGCGGACGGGGCGAACGTGTTTAAGGGCTATGTATTCACGGCGGTTCGGGACAGATACGGCAATGTGGATTACACGGCGTATGACCAACTGCGATACCTTAAAGCCAATGCGTCTTACTCATGGTCGGCGGTTACACTGGAGCAGATAATCACTGACATCTCTTCGGATTTCCTGCTGACCGTGGGCGACCTTGCGGCGACCGGGTACACCTTCCCGTCCCTGATAAAAGAAAACGAATCATGCCTTGACATCATCTTTGATGCGCTTTCGCAGGTCATTCACAACACGGGTAAGATTTTCCTGTTTTACGATGATGCCGGGAAACTGGTACTGCGTGAAGCGAAGACCCTGCAAATGACTGGCATTATTGGTGACGGGTCAATGATGACCGACTACACCTACAAACGGGATATTGATTCGGAAACTTATAACCGGGTCAAACTTGTGAAGCCCAACAAGGAAACCGGGCGCACCGATGTCTATTTATACGAGGACACCGACAACATCCGAAAGTGGGGGCTTTTGCAGTATTACGACAAGGTCGAAAACAACTTGAACCCGGCGCAGATTGAAGCCAATGCGCAAGCGTATCTAAAGTATTACAACCGGGTGGCGCAAAGCCTGACCCTTGAAGCCGTGGGCGTTCCCGGCATCCGGGCTGGGAGCATTATCCCGGTACTGATTCGGGATGTGCAGGACTTGTCTTTCAACCGGGTTCTGCTTGTGGATAAATGCACCCACAGCTACGAGGGCACATACCACAGCATGACCCTTGATGTGAAATCTTTCTCGCAGTTAGGGGGCGAATCATGACAGACCTTCTGTCGGTATTACAGCAGATAAACCAAAACGGTATGAAGGGCATGAAGCTGTGCGACTTGTGCTTCGGCACGGTGGCAACGGCAAGCCCGGTGACTATTACCCTAGAGGGGACAATGCAACCGATACCAACGGCGGCTATCGTGCTGTGTGAAGCCGTACAAGCCCGTCAGGTGGTCTGTACTGACTCCAACGGGGATACGGTCACCGTACCGCTTTCAACGGCTCTAACGGTCGGAGAACGGGTCATAATGCTACGCTGTTCGCAGGGTCAGCAATTCCTCGTGCTGTCGAGGGCGTAAGGGGGGCTTATGGCGACATTACCTGATGTGATTGGTTTCGCAACAGACATCGTGGTGGCGGCACAGCCGTCAAAAACGTGGATAATCGACCGCAATACTATGCAGGTCTCCGGGATGGACGAAGGGCTTGAATCTGTGCGTCAGGCGGTGGAAATCGCATTGAATGTGGAGCGGTACAGATGGACGATTTACAGCGCCAATTTCGGGTCAGAACTTGACGGGCTTGTGGGCGAAGATTATGCGTATATCGTGGCAGAACTTCCCCGGCTGATTGAGGATGCACTTTCCCCGGACAGCCGGGTGGTCGGGGTTGATGGATACAGCTTTGAACGGACGGGTTTGAACAGCCTGTCCGTTTCTTTTACCGTCCACACGGTTTACGGGGATATTGTGGAAGGGGTTGAGATATGATTGATTTTTCTGGCTATACATACGCTGAAATCCTGCAACAGATGCTTGACCGTGTGGATAACTCCCTCGATAAGCGGGAAGGGTCGCTGATTCAGACGGCTATTGCTCCGGGGGCGTGGTACTTCGAAGGGCTTGCGCTTACCCTTGCCAATGTGCAAAAAGCGGCGTATGTGACCACCGCAACCGGGCAGGATTTAGACTATCTCGTGCTGAACCGTGGCATTAAGCGCATCGAAGCAAAGGCGGCTGTCAGGACGGGGCTTTTTAATATCCAACTCCCCGAGGGCACGCTTTTCAAAACGCTGAACGGGGAAAATGCCGTGCAGTTTTCTTCCGGTGAGCGCATCGGCACGCAGTCAGGCTATTACGCTTACGCAATGACCTGCCTGACCCCCGGGGATATTGGCAATCATTACACGGGAAATATCATCCCGGTCACATCCTTTGAGGGAAGTGATTCCCTTACTTTTGCACAGCTTACTACCGTGATAACTCCGGGGAATGACGAGGAATCTGACGAAGCATTGAGGTCACGTTTTATCGTGTCCCTTGATGCCGCACCATACGGCGGTAATATGTCGGAATACCGACAAGCAATCCTCGCTATTGCTGGGGTTGGCGGCGTGCAGATTTACCCGGCAAATTCATACAACGGCGGCGGCACGGTGCTTTGCTCCATCGTAGATACCAACTTCGCCCCGTCCACCGCAACACTGGTCAAGACTGTGCAGGATACCATCTGCCCGCCCGAAAGCGGCGGCAATACACCTTCCCCGAACGGCTACGGCATCGCACCTATCGGGGCGGCGGTGACCATCAGGAGCGCAACCGGGAAAGAGGTCGGCGTTGCTTGCGATGTGACTTATGCAACGGGGGCAGACGAGAGCGAGGTCAACGAGGGAATCAAGGATGCTGTCAAGGCATATCTTAAAGAAGCCGCATCCGTGTGGGGAGAACCCGCATACGATGAAATCAGCTATTCTTGCGTGGTTTATGCTTCCCGCATGATTGCCGCTGTCCTGTCTGTATCCGGGGTTGCGAACGTAAGCAATTTGACCATCAATCAGGCTTCCGGGGATTTAGTGCTGACGGAAACAGCGGCACTTCAGCAGGTTCCCGTTTTTGGGGGTGTTGCGATAAATGGATGGGAAATTTGATGCCCTGATGCGTCAGCTTCCGGGGTGGTTTAAGCCCGTGCTTGAATATATCGCAATCATGCAGTCTTACGGATGGGCGCTCGGTGATATTGAAGACATCATTCAGCGATTGCATGACAACGATTTTATTCAGACGGCAGATTCGGATACACTGCGGTATTGGGAACGGCTTTTAAAAATCCAGTACCGGGCGGGCGATACCATCGAATACAGGCGTGAGCGCATTTTGACCGCATTGAATCAGACTGTACCGTATACGATATGGGATTTGCGGGCAGAACTTACGGCGCTGTTCGGGGATGATTTCACACTTGAAGTTAACCCGGCTGAGTGTTGGATACGAGTGACTACCACATCAGACAGGTACGGCGCTGTATCCCTGCTCCGGGATTTGATTACGAAGCGCATCCCGGCACACCTGTATATCTACAGCAATCAGCAGGTTACAAATTACAGCACGAGCAATCTGTATAACGCCGCCCGGGTGTCCCGGACATTCGTGCAGACAATCGGAACAGGGGGTAACTGATGGGAAAATACAATGCGGCTGTAATTACTACAGCCGGGGAAAATATCATCGCACAGGCGGTGCAGGGCACTCAGCTTACATGGACAAAAATGCGGTCTTCATCTACTGCGATTGCGGCTGGCACGAATCTTAAAAGCCTGACAAGCATTTCCGGGGTACAGCAGACAGTTGATATAACGAGTGCAACCGTTTATAACAACAGCACCGTTCAGGTGACTGGGCGATTCGCAAATGAGGGCATTTCTTCCCCGTATTACATCCGCACGGTCGGCATTTACGGTCAGCTTGCGGGCGGGGCGGAAACCCTGATTGCCGTTATGACTGCGGTTACTGCGGACGAAGTCCCGGCGTATGATGCTGATTCCCCGTCAGCATTTATCTTCGTGGTATCTCTTGCCGTGCAGGAAGCGGCAAGCGTCACTATGACTGTAAACCCCACCGGGACTGCGACTGTGGCAGACCTTAATGCGAAGGTGGATGCAAGCGGCGGGGATGTTGGTGATACCGTTGTCGCAAGCGCCACGGCATCTTCTGCGGCATATCCTATCCCGGCGGCGGGGGATTCCATGAGGGTCATCCTCGGGAAGGTCATCAAGTTTTTTACGGACATCAAAGCGGCTGTCACGGGTCTTTCCATCAGCGGCAGGACTATCACCTACACCAAAGCTGACGGCACCACCGGGACGCTGACCACGCAGGACACGACCTACAGCGCCGCAACGCAGTCCGCAAACGGATTGATGACCGCCGCAGACAAGAAGAAACTGGACGGCATCGCAAGCGGTGCGCAGGTCAACAGTGTCACCGGGGTCAAGGGCAACGCTGAGACCAACTACCGCACTGGCAATGTCAACATCACCCCGGCGAACATCGGGGCGGCGGCGGCAAGCCACAACCACAGCGCAAGCAATATCACCTCGGGCACGCTCCCGATTGCACGGGGCGGCACAGGCGCTACAAATGCGGCAGGTATACGGACAAATATCGGCGTGTATCAGATGGCAAGCGGGACGGCGGCTCCGACCACCACGACCTGCCCGGTGGGTTGCATTTACTTCCAGTATGAATGAGGTCTGATATGGGAATTACTTACAACAACGGTTCCCTGCGGAATGTAAAGTCCCTGACCATCAACCCGTCCGGTACGCTCCGCAACATGGTCGCCGTATGGCGCAATGTCAACGGCACTATCGAGCAGGTCTGGCCCGATACGGCGTATGACGGCAGTCATTTTGCCGGGGAACTGCGGGGCGGCGTGCTGACAAATATCTTTGCCAGAGACTACGCCTCCGGCGTCAGTACCGGTCACGATTACTACTGGATGAATAACATCACGGCGAACTACGAAACCGTTGTGGCGGCTATCACATCAGGCGGGCTGTATCGAAATATCGTAAACAACAGGGGCACGCAGGAAAATTACAATACTCTCGGTCTTCCGTTTGGCTTTGTCAGTGCGAATGTCGTGGATTTCACCAAGGTCAGCAAAGTGACGGTCACTGGCAGTGTAAATTACAGCTATACCATGAGCTACAATGCAGGAACGGTCGACATCAGACAGTATCTTACGGTCGAGCCTATCTACAAGTCGGGGGACAAATACGTCCGCAGGAGCGCAAATGCCGTTACGAGCGGATACTTCGGCTTGTGGGATTCGGGCAAAATCAACGAGAATGCGACAGCATCTTCCGGGAATATCGCATTCAGCGTGACGCTTGATATTTCCGCTTGGACTACCACGGATTACATCGGATTCTACTTTGACCCG